AGGTAAAGATAAAAAAACAAATAAACCTTATCCAGGTGTAGGGGGATGTGCAATGATACCTTTATCTATTATTGAAAAAGAAGATGAAGATGTAGAAGACATTGTACACATAGAAGATCAAGAGGATATTGTTTAATGATATATAAATTTTTTGGACCACCAGGTACAGGTAAAACCCATAGACTAATATCTAGAGCTAAAGCTTATGCTAGAATGGGTACTCCTCTACATAAGATTGGTTACTTTGCATTTACTAAAAAAGCTGCATTGGAAGCTAAAAAAAGAATGCCTGCAGAAGATAAAAAACTTCCATACTTTCAAACTCTTCATTCATTTGCTTATCATCAATTAACATTAAATGAAGAAGATGTTATGCAACCTTTTCATTATGAAGAACTTGGAAAATTATTAAATGTTAAAGTTAAATACTATGACAAATATAATAAAGATGAAGTTAGTTTTTTAAATTGTGATAGTCCCTATTTTCAAATGATAGGTAAAGCTATGAATAGAGACTTAGATATTAGAGAAGAATTTGATAGAAATGAACATAATAGTAAAGAAATTAAATGGCATTTATTAAAACATATAGATGATAATTTAAAAGTTTATAAACAAAAAAGAAAACTATTAGATTTTAATGACATGATTAAAAGTTTAATTAACAAAAAAAAATTACCTAAATTTAAAGTTATATTTATAGATGAAGCTCAAGATCTATCACCTTTACAATGGCAACTGTTTGATAAATTAAAAGAATATGCTGATGATATTTATTTAGCAGGAGATGATGACCAAGCAATTTACGCATGGGCTGGAGCAGATGTTGAAAGATTTATAAAAGAACCTGCAAAAGAAACAGTGTTAAAATATTCAAAAAGAATATCTAAATCAGTTCAAGAACAATCAGAATTACCTATTGAAAAAATTAAAGGACATAGAAAAGAAAAAAAATATTATCCAAGAAATTTTGAAGGGCACACTGAAAACATAAATAACTTAGATCAAATAGATTTAACAAAAGGTAAATGGTTAATTCTAACTAGAACTATATCTAGATTAATGAAAATTAAAGATGAACTAATAAAAAGAAATTTATACTTTGAAAGCAAAAAAGGTAAAAGTTTTAAAGTAAGATTATACAAAGCCGCAATGAATTATGATTTATGGTGTAAAGGAAAAATATTAGATGAAAAAGACGTTAAAGATATTAATGAATTTATAGGTCATGAAAAATGGAATAGAGAGATTGATTGGTTTGACGCATTTGAAGAAGCAAATGAAAAAGAAAGGCTTTATATAAAAAACATGATTGATAACGGAGAAAATTTAAATGAACCTGCCAGAATATGGATATCTACTATTCATGCAGCAAAAGGTGGGGAAGAAGATAACGTAATTTTATGTCTTGATATTGGAGATAAAATAAAAAAAAGTATGTTGAAAAGCACAGAAAAACATGATGAAGAACATCGTGTTTGGTATGTGGGAATAACACGTGCCAGGAATAATCTATATAAACTAAAAGCTAACTTAAAAAGGAATGAGTATAAACTATGACACATAAAAACATTTTTGAAGGTACATTTCCACAAGATAAACAAATTGGTGGATCACATTATAAAAAATTTAAAATTCAACCCTATGAATTTATATCGCACAACGACTTGAGTTTCTTTCAAGGAAATGTTATCAAATATGTGTGTCGTTATATGAATAAAAATGGCATACAAGATTTAGAAAAAGTAATTCATTATTGTGAATTAGAAATTAAAAAGATGAAAGACACGGGTAAAAAATAATGAATACATATACTGATATTTTTGGTTTGTTAATTATAACAATATTTATGTTTGGATTGATATAATGATTATACCCACTACAGAATGGTTAACACCTACAGAATATCCTGATCTAAGAAAATATGATGAGATTGCGATTGACTTAGAAACAAGAGATCCAGATTTAAAGAGTAAGGGTTCAGGAGCCATCATTGGTAATGGTGAAGTTGTAGGTATAGCTGTCGCTGTAGAAGGTTGGAAAGGTTATTATCCAATTGCTCATGAGATTGGTCCAAACTTAGAACGTAAAAAAGTATTAGAATGGTTAAAAGATATTTGTGAATGCCCTGCTACAAAAATATTTCATAATGCAATGTATGATGTATCTTGGATTCGTCATTTAGGTATAAAAATCAATGGTTTAATTATAGATACCATGATTGCAGCATCTATTATTGATGAGAATAGATTTCAATATTCATTAAATTCTTTATCTTGGGTTTATTTAAATCAAGGTAAGAATGAAGCTCTATTAACTAAAGCTGCTAAAGAAAGAGGATTAGATCCTAAAGCAGATATGTGGAGATTACCCTCAACAGAAGTTGGTGGCTATGCAGAAAAAGATGCTGAACTAACTTTAATGTTGTGGCAAAAATTTAAGAAAATAATTATAGAAGATGATCTTCAAAATATATTTAATTTAGAGACTGATCTTTTCCCTTGCTTAGTCGACATGCGTTTTTTAGGAGTAAGAGTAGACGTTCAAAAAGCTCATATGTTGAAGACAGCATTAAGAATAAAAGAAGAAAACTTAATCCAACAGATAAAAATAGAAACTGGAATAGAAGTTCAGTTAATGGCCGCAAGAAGCATTGCCCCACTTTTTGATAAATTAAATTTACCTTATGAGCGAACTGAGAAAACAGGTGAACCTTCATTTGTTAAAAACTTTCTTGTGAATCATAATCATCCAGTAGTTAGAATGATAGCAGAAGCTAGAAAAATAAACAAGATTAGAACTACATTTATTGATTCTATTATTAAACATGAACATAAGGGTAGAATACATGCAGATATAAATCAAATTAGATCTGATGATGGAGGAACAGTTACAGGTAGATTTAGTTATTCTAATCCAAACTTACAACAAATTCCAGCCAGGGATCCGGAAACAGGTCCATTAATTAGATCTTTATTTCTTCCCGATGAAGGTTGTAAATGGGGAACATTTGATTACTCACAACAGGAACCAAGATTGGTTACTCATTACGCATCAAGATTTGGTTTATCTTCTGTAGAACCTGTTGCTAGCGCTTATGAACAAGATCCAACTACTGACTTCCACAAAACGGTTGCACAACTAGCTAATATAGATCGTAAAGAAGCTAAAACAATTAACTTAGGTTTATTCTATGGTATGGGTAAAGCAAAACTAATGAATGAATTAAGTGTAACTAAAGAAAAAGCTGATGAATTATTTGCTAACTATCACAATATGGTTCCATTTGTTAAACAATTAATGAATAAGTTAATGAATGCTTCTCAAACTAAAGGTCAAATAAAAACATTACTTGGAAGACGTTGTAGGTTTCCTAAGTATGAACCAGTTCTTAGAGGAAGTGATTGGGGAACTTTTGTACCTGCGGAAGATCATGAGAGAATGGAAGAATTAAAAGATATGGGTCCTTATTTAAAAGATAATGAAGATAATTTTATTACAGATAAAGATGGCAATAAAAGAAAAAATTATTGGCATGGTAATCCGACAAGAAGAGCCTTTACTTACAAAGCATTAAACAAATTAATTCAAGGTAGTGCTGCGGATATGACTAAAAAAGCAATGGTTGACCTATATAAAGAGGGTCATTTAGCTCATATACAAATTCACGATGAACTTGATTTTTCTATTGAATCAGATGCACAAGCTGATAAAATAAAACAAATAATGGAACAAGCAGTCGAGTTAAAAGTTCCAAACAAAGTTGATTATGAGTCTGGACCTAACTGGGGAGAGATTAAATAATGGAGATAAAATGTTCGAAAAATACAAAAACAAGTTTATGGTATGGCAATTACATAACAGAACTGAAATTATAATAGCTGGAGTATTTTTTATACTTGGCGCAATAATATTTTAATTACATGATGGTTAAGTGCAAAACATGTGGCCATGGGTGTCATTGCAATGAAGATAAAATAGACTCGGAACACTACACACCTTTAATGGATTTATGTGAGTGTAAAAAATGTCAACATGAAGTAAAAGAAATTGAATACGAGGAATGTTTATCGTGTCAATAATGGAGGGTGCCTATATGGAACCAGAAGATATGAACTACAAGTTTACAGCTATTTTAATTATAGCTATTTGTTTATTAGCTGTCTTTGGTGGACCGGCTAGGTGAGTAGAAAAACTAATACGATGTTAATTGGATTGTTAGGTACAATCTTAATGGGATTAGCTACATGGACTTTGATTACACTTATAGAACTTCAGTTAATGGTAACTATGATTCAACAAGACTTATTCAGTATTGACAAACAATTTGGAAGAGTTTACAGTTTCATCGATTCTGTTAGAAGTAAATAATGAACCTTTCTAAAAATTTTACCCTTCAAGAACTGACCAAGTCAGACACTGCTGTCCGTAAGGGCATAGATAATAATCCAAACTCAGATCAAATAGCAAAACTACAATTACTTTGTGATAATATTTTACAACCGGTTCGAGATCATTTCGGTCCAGTGGTTGTGACATCAGGCTACAGGTCTCCGGAGTTATCTGTTACAATAGGTAGTTCAGTTAATAGCCAGCACTGCGATGCAGAGGCTGCAGATTTCGAGTGTCCAGGAGTTGATAATGCTGAGCTCTGTGATTGGATCTATAAAAATTTAGACTATGATCAAATGATTCTCGAGTACTATAAACCCGGAGAACCCTCATCAGGGTGGTGTCATTGCTCATATATCGTTGATAAACCTAGAAAACAATTCCTACTTGCATATCGAGATGAGAATGGTAAAACAAAATATAAACCTATTTTAGGTAAAGCAACAGACTTAACATGAGTGATATGAGAAAATTAAA